TCACTTAGTTGGCGAGACTTTTTTGCCCTTTCGGTTGCGGATGTACTGCTCTGTCATTACGACGGTCGTATGCCCAAGTTGATCCCTGGCCTGCAAAATGTCGCCGCTTGATTCGGCCTTGTCCGTGCCGGCTTTAGCGCGCAGGTCGCGCATCTGGAACTCGGACTTTGCGACCCCGGCTGCTTCCCTGGCCAAGTCAAATCTTCCCCGCAACATCGCCACCGACATTGGTGTGCCATCCTCTGTAACGATCAGCCGCGTCGAGCGGACCTTGTGTTCTGACTTTCGGGACATGATCCGATCAATCAAAACCTTCAGCTCTCCGGTGATTTCAATCCGCCGTTTGGCATTTGTCTTGCCCTGCAGCACCCAGATCTGCCTTTCGCGGACGTCTCGCTCATCCATCAGTCGAGTATCGGTCACCCGTTGGCCAGTCAAATAAGCAAGGTCCATCGCATCTCGAAGGCCCGCATCTGCTTTCTCGTACACACGTTTGAACAGTGCATCCTCGATATAGATGTCCCGTCCCGTTTCCTTGTTACCCTTGATCCCGGCGCAGGGGTTGGCGAGTGCTGTGTAGCCGATATCCCGGGCGAAGTTCCAGATTGCGCTGAGCAGGGCCTTCTCCCTGTTGGCACGCACTGGCGCGGCCTTGCGCCAGGTCAGGTACTGGCGGACGTGCAGCGGTTGGATAGTTTCGAGCGGGGCCGGCGGATCGTCGAAGAATGACATCAGGTTTTTTAACTCCCTGACGTTGTCCTTTTGCGTTGCTGGTTTCTTCGATGGCACCACGTCGACTAGGTACTTCTCGGCCACGTAACGGAAGGTGATCACCTTCGCCACCAGGTCGGTGGTGGTGCGATCGCGCTCAAGTTTCGCGTACTCCATGATCGCCAGACCGTAATCGCTGCCGAGCGGGATCTCTTTGCGGTCCTTGCCGCCGGTGTCGTAATAATAGAAAACACGGCCGCTGGCTTTCTTGCGCGCTCTCAGCCGGGCAATTGATCCGGGGTTGCTTGGTCGTCGTCCCATGTCAACTAGCCTTGCGTGGTGCCCATACGGGTTTCTCTGGCTCAAACATTCCGACCGCCGTCACAGCCACCGCCGTAACACTTGGCCAGCCATTTACCTTAATGGTGTGCCTGACGCCGTTCTTCTTCAGGTTGAGGATCTGGCCTGCCTTGGTCCGCGCGCCGGTAAGCTCGCAGACCTCCGTGTGGGAAAGAAACTGGATGTTCATAAGCGTCTCCATGCCGCGGGTGGCGGCAGAAGGTGGGTGAGTGGAGGTGGCAGTTCGTTTGCTGAAGGCGCCAAGTCGGCGACTGTTGCGCTGATGCTAATCAGCGTCTTGCGGGGCCGGGTGAAACCGAGTGAATCGGTTTTCTGTGGGCATGGGGCGTCTTGCCATTCTTATCGCGGATGACAGGGGCTGGCTGGATCAAAACGATTTCTTCAGGCATGACTTCGTCCTTGCCGCTATAGCGGCTGACTTTGGAGAGATGGTTCGAAATGTGGTGTGGGATGGGATTTCAATTAGCTACGGCGTGCATCATCATCTCAAGCAGGACGGGTATGCAGGATTGAGTGAAATGAGCAGTTTTGAATTCTTAGAAGAAGTTGTTGGTATCAATGCTGTCGGCGAGCATTGCCATCCTTACAAGCACACCGTCAACGGTGAGCCAGATAAATTCAGTTACAGCTTTGAGTCTCACAACAAGAACTTTAAAGCTGCGACCGCCAAGCAGTTAATAGAGCTGATCGAAGAAGGTGCGTTCAACGGGCAAGGCAAAATAAGAATGCTCCCTCCAGATAGTAAAAACACAAAGAAAAATGGAGCGATGAGCGTAGCCCTTTATAAGGGCCAGCCGTTGCCGAAAACAAAAAAAACTAAGCACGTGGCAAAAGCCAGCTCCTCCACAAGACGTTACTGGTGGGTAAACCATAAAAAAACATTCAAGTCAGAGATTGAGGGCGGCTACATCTGGTCGCCTAAGAAAAAAAAAGACGGCGCTTTTCACCAGACTTACGAAAACTTAACTTTTGTGCAGCCGGGAGATGTCATAGTCTCCTATGCTCACACATTCATTAAGGCAATAGGAGTAGCGATCAGCGGGTATCGGGAGGCTCCGAAGCCGGGTTCATTTGGTCGTGCTGGAGAAAATTGGCCCGATGCTGGTTGGCTGGTTTCAGTTGAATGGACCCTACTACACATACCAATTTCACCTAAAGCCTCAATGGACCAGATACGACCGTATTTGCCGACGAAGTACTCCCCTTTGCGAGAAAATGGTAACGGCAATGAAAGTTGCTATTTGGCCAGGATATCGTCTGACTTAGGTTCCCTGATTGTTGGGCTAACCAAGCTTGCTAACGCTCCTTCGATAAAGGTTATCGAAGACTTGGAACAGCAGACCGAGGAAAATCTGGAACAGGAAAAAATCGAGAATGCAGATATCCCCGAAACTGAGAAAGAAATGTTGGTACGTTCCCGCCGAGGTCAGGGCGTTTTTCGTCAGAAAACACTGGCGATAGAGTCTTGCTGTCGATTAACTAAGGTCAAAGACGAAAACTTTCTAATAGCAAGTCATATAAAGCCCTGGAAAAATAGTAGCAACCAAGAACGATTGGACGGTAATAACGGACTTATGCTGGCCCCCCATGTAGACAAACTATTTGATCGCGGATGGATTTCTTTTATGGATGATGGCGAACTCCTTGTTGTCGAGTCTGCAAAGGCCGTACTTTTGGCTTGGGGGCTGAACCCGAATGCGAATGTGGGAAGCTTCAATGCTGAACAACGGGTCTATCTAAAGCATCATCGAGCCGCGGTTTTTAAAGAAAATCAATCTCGACGGAAATAGCCAATTGCTTTCTCGTGATCTTCAAACATTTCGAGTTTTGTCGGTGATCCTCGCTGGCTGGCGTGATTCGTTGAATTGGGGTAGTTGTGCTCGGTTTGGTATTACGTGAGAGAAAAGAAAAATATGACGCGGAACGATGTTTTACTCTTGACCGTCGGAGGTGCCGGCCTTTTCATGGCTGGAGTGGTATGGAGTCCGGCATTTGGCGACTTCGGGAAGCTTAAAGATGCTTTAGAGTGCACCAGCTTTTTAGCTACGACTGTTGCTGCCGTCGTAGCTATCTACGCCTTAAATGCCTGGAAAGCACAATTCAGACATGCAGAACGATTTACTACACTTAAATCTCTAAAAGATACTGCCACAGACCTCCATTTATATAGAGGGTACCTTTTAGCTATTATTGCTGTTGGTGAAAGTATGCGAGCTCGTGATGAGGCTAGAGTTGGAGCTCTTCAAGAGGTAGCAATGCAGAAGCGGGAAAAACTACTTGGTGCATTTTCTGCTTATAATAAATCATGGGCTTCAGCGGTGCCGTTTTTTACCGTCGAAGAGGAAAGTAAATTTCCGGGAGCTCCAGATAAATTCATCAGTTTATTCTTGGTAAGGCCTGCGCAAATATATGAGGCCTGTGAAAGATACATTGAGTCTGGTCAGGAAGATATTTACCAAGGTTTCCTGAAGGAAATTGATGATGAAGCAAAGGAGCTGTACGCATCCACAGTGCGTGATATTGAGGTTATGCTTAGAAGAAAAGTGTAAGGTGATTTTCTGACTGTATGATTGGTTAAACCCCACTGAAGGATCAATGCCATGAGCAATCAAACAGAAGACACTCCAGAGGTTCGCCGAAACAGAATTCTTGGCGACGCCATAGGTCTTACAATTTGGGAGGTCGCTGAGTTTGTTACCAGCATTCAAAAGAAGGACAGCATTGACGAATACATAATTCACTTCAGTATCCAGACACCCGAGTCAGTACTCGCTAAGGTAACCGGGATTCAAGGAGGGTTATTCGTTCATACTCGACCGATTGATTTTGAGGGGTTACAAATCAGCAAAATCTAAGCTTCCTCAATTCCAGTCGAGGCGAACTGCTCAAGCTGTCGCGACCACTTTTCAGAAACTTCGATTTCAGGTCGCGACATGCTTGCGAAGCGGGCCGACTCTTCGGTGGTCGCGGCTGCGAGATTGATCAGGAACGTCGACACCGTTTCCTGCCATTCCTCGAAGTCGTGACGCTCGCCCAGCACTTGGAGTGCATCAGCCAGCGCCTTCGACACAATCAGCGACCGTTTTTCGGCGCCGATCCGGTCCAGCAGGGCTTTCTCCTTGGCGCGCTTGTTCCGCTGTATTTGCGCATTGTCTTTGGCCATAGCCTGCCTCTTCAATTCCGTGGGCCGGTAAATCCAGCCATGTCTGTCGTCGGCGCTGCTGCACCTGGTTGCTGATGCGTCTCATGCTGCCCTCTGCTGATTCCAGACATCCACGGCGTCGAACACCCGGGCGGCTTGCTCTTCAGTCAGCGATATTTCGGCGGGGATGGCGATCCAGCCCGAAGCGACCCGGTGATTCGGATTGCTCTCGGCGACCAGACCTTTGTAGGTTTCCTCGATCACGTCTTCGAGGTGCGCGGCCAGATAGTTGCCTTGGGGAGCAACCTCTACTGATTTAGTGTAGCGGTGCCCTCGTTGATCACGACACTGGACGCTGAGATAGATCGTCCAGCGGTGGGCAAAGTCGCAGACCGCGTCCGCGAGGCGTTGGCTGGGCGGGATGTTCTTGCAGTTCTTCCAGTTGATCATGCCCTGGAGACCGCTGGGATCGATGTTCACCACTGCTACGTGATTGGTGTTGAGCAGCGTCCGGCACGCTCGCTCTATCCGGATACGCATGTTGTTGGGCTTTCGCTTTTTCATAGCGCCACCGTAATCTGGTGATTGGCCTTTGCTTCGAACTGCATGGCGATGTCGTGAGCGGCCTTGTAGTCGTCACGGAAGGCGCGAGTCTTGCCGGTGATGCGGTCTTTAATCTGGTACATGCCGATACTTTTCCCGTTGACTTGATAGCGCACCGGTTTGGATGGCTCTTGCCGATCAGGGCGCCCGAATAGCACGGCTTGTGCAGCCTTGGCTTTTTGCAGTAGCACACCGAGTTCATCGAAGCGCTCTTGAAATGATGGATGCATGGCTGATCCCTCGGAGTAGGTTGCGTTTATTTGTCAGCTCTCCGACCACCTGCTGATCGCTATTGGGCAGGGAAGGATGCTGATTGATAAAAGGCAGGCGTAAAAAAGCCCGATCGGAACCGGGCCATTGTTTGCGTCACGAAGACCAGACTAAGTAATCGCAGGTGTTACCATCGGGGACTTTGATAAGCTCGCCTGAATGCGCTGCGTGATTTCTTCTCGATGCACTGCGACATCCTTGGGCGCGCTTGTCCCGATGCGTACCTGTTGGCCGCTCACACCCAGTACGGTGATCGTGATGTCATTGCCTATGTTGATGCTTTCACCTGCTTTACGAGTCAAAATCAGCATTGTCCATTTCCTTGCGTTAGTTGGTTTCCCAATGCCGCCTTGTAAGAAGCGGCATCAGTGAAACGTCACTGCACTACGCGGATTTCATTGCGTGGGAACCACGCCCCATCAACCAGAACCATGCAGCCAACAAAGGCGGCGTAGCGGGTCTCTCGGTCAGTCTGGAAGCCGTAGTAGGAGCAAGTGGCCCGAGAGGCTACGTTACTCAGCAACATGCAGCCCACGATCAGTGCCAGCAGGATCAGCAGAACCTTTGTCGCGTACTTCACGCCTCGATACCGTAGTCAGCCAGGCGCAGACCGAAGTGCATGCCTATTTCCTTCAGCACCACCAACTCTGCTGGCTCGATCTGACCATCAGCCTGGGCAACCGCAAGAATGTTGACGAAGGCTTCCTCCGCGTCGGCCGGAACGTTTTTGATGTCGGCCAGTTCCCGCTTGATCGCCAATCGACCTACTTGAAAGTTGGCGTTCAACTGGCCTGTAAAACGATTGATGGTTTCGGTGATCTCGCTGCCGAAGTGCGTCAAATTCGGGTTGGAGCGAATTAACTCATCCAGCTTGGAAACCTCGCTGGCTTCAATCTCACCATCAGCCGCAGCGACCAATAGGCCGCCACCGACAATGGCCTGCATCAAGTCGCGGTTAACGACCTTCTTCATTTCGGCTTGGGCGTTGCCGACTTGTTTTCCGAAGAGTTTTTTCATTCCGAACATGGTGTTTCCTCATACAGGGGAGGGGATTTCCCACATAGCCCTGCTGCCAAGGCTATGGAGTGAAATCTGATTGGGCTGTCAGCGGGACTCAGATACGGCGCACTTAGGTGGGAGTCGCCCACGCCGGGTGCGTTAGTCTTTTTGCGGCTGACAGCTTTGAATCGATTGGGTTGTTAAAGAGCGGCGGGTGACCCCGTATTGCCGCTGTGATTCACTGCGACGGGCAAATATTGCCGCCGGGGATATTTAATGTCAATGCCGCCGGAAATATAATTTCGGCATATGAAAAAAGCCCGTGCTGGACGGGCTTGCTTTGGGCTAGATATTTGCGGGGAGGTCCCAAGAGATACGCGCGGCGCAGTCATCTTCTCGACGCACTAGTACGTGTTCGGTTTCTGCTATCTCTTCAAGGAGCCGTTTCCAGTCCTCAAGGCATTCATCTGCTCCCTTGAAAATGACTGCCGTTTTTCGTTTTTGGGCAGCGGGGGCGCTGATGATTTTTTGGATGCGGAGTCCAAGAAGCTCAAACGAATTTAACGGTGTTGGTTTGTTTTTTGGCTTTGCCATAGCACTGCTCCTTTTTTGTATGGATACACAGTGAATGGCTTGAACCCTAAGCGCTAAAGATTAACGATTAAAAACAATTATTTAACAGAGAAAAGCCCGCAATTTGCGGGCTTCAGGAGAGAGGTGTCCAGGGGAATTAGAGACAAATCGAAGGGCTCAAATTTAGATTCTGCCCAGCACCTTGCTGGGGGCAAGAATTGCCCCTACGTAATGGATTTTCTCGATATCAACCCGAGCTATTGTCAGCCGCTCGCCGTAAGCCGAGTTGATCGACATGAGGCTAACCTCTTCTTCGGTCTCGAAGAGAAGTTCTTTAACCATGCTTTGTCCATCAACGGTGGTGACCATTACATACTCGCCCGGCACTAGGCGGTGATTGGGTTCGCAGACAGCGACCCACCCGCTACGGATCGCTGGTGCCATTGAGTCACCCTTGAGCCGGAGTGCGTAGGCGTTCTCATCTCTGGAGTAGGTCTCAACCCAGCCAGCTGCCTGGTCAAGGCTTGTCCAATATCCCTCACTGCCGAGCTGTGCGGTGCCTTCGATATTGATTCTGCGAGGTGAGGAATAGATGGGGGGGCCAGCCTCGACATTGGATTCGAAGCTGGACTTCGCCATTTTCGCAATCTCATCAGCCAGTCGAGGGCTGAATGACTCCACGGGCTTGGAAATCAATCCGGCAATTGCGCTAGCGACTTTCGCATTCAGTGCGTTGTAGCCGTTCAGGTACGAACTGACGGAGCCCTGATTTATGCCTAGGGCATCTGCGATCTTTCCCTGAGTCAGGGCGTCACGCCGTGACTTGCCTGTGTTGAAGGCATCCACAGCCACTTTGAGTGCCAAGCACTCTTCTTTTTCCCAGTCTTCGAGTTCGCGTTTTTTCATTCCACGATTATTCCTAGCGGCGATATTTAATCAAATGCCGCCGGGCTTGATTAATTAAATTCCGCCGGAGATACTTGGTGGGTATTTAATAAAGGAGGTCGGCGAGATGAGCCGAAAAAGTCTGGATGAGTTTGCTCGTGCACGCGGGCAAACCAACGCAGCAAATCTGCTTGGGATGTCCCAAGGGTCGCTCAACAAAGCTCTGCAGGTGGGCCGTGACATTTTTGTTACGGAGCACGCAGATGGCTCTTTCACGGCTGAAGAGCTCAGACCATTCCCGGTCCAAAGCGCAAAAAGGTCGCGTCGCCGGATGCTGCCCATCTCATGAGCAAACTTTGAGCGCAACGGCGCCGAGAGAAAACTAGACGATGAAATCGCCAGTGCTAGACACCCGTCGCAAAGCAGTCATTGCCACTGCCAATGCATTCCCTGGCGGGCTTGCATACGCCTCTGACTTTCTTGGCGAAGAGAATCTCAAGCGCTTCAAGAACCGGATTTACGAGTCGGCAGGTGTCAGGCCCCTCACCGACGATGAGGTCTGCACGCTTGAGACTGAAACCAAAACCACATTTTTGCCGGACTACATCTGCGCGATGTACGGCGGCGTTTTTGTTCGCCTGCCTGAGGTTGGCGATCTGGATAACGTAGACATGCACCAGCGCTCGTTACGTACTTCTGTAAAGCGCGGTCGGGTTGACCAGTTTCTTGCCCTGGCGCTGGAGGACGGAGAAATCACTGCAGCGGAAGCCGCAGAGATTCTGGCCTTGCACGCGAAGCACTTGGCTGCCCGGCACGAGGAGGTAACGGCACTGATTGAGCTGCACAAATCGAAACGCCCAGCCCGACCAGCAAGCGGGAAGGGTTGATATGCAGTTCACGATCACGATCAACCAGGTGAAAGCACTGGAGTGGGGGTTGAACTCCCAGCAGGCGCTGCTGTTTTCGTTTGTCTACGAGTGTCCTAGCTGGGCAAGGCCAATCAAGACCGATAACGGAATTTTCTTTGCCTTGAGCAAGGCAAAGATCGTGGAGGAATTGCCCTTGCTCACCGACAAACCAGATACAGCGTACCGACTTCTCAAAGGGCTCGAGACCGCCGGGCTGATCGAGCTATCCCACACTTCCAACATCAGTTTGTTTCGTTTGACCGAAAAGGCCAAAGAGTGGAATCGCAAGTTGGACGGGTCGGAAAAATATCCGACCTCTGAGGCGTTTGAGGGTCGGAAAAAAATCCGATCTACCTCGGAAAAATCTCCGAGCAAGGTCGGAAAAATATCCGAACAGGGTCGGAAAAAAATCCGAGGCGGGTCGGAAAAATTTCCGACAAATCAGGGTACCAGTAATCAGGGTACCAATCAGGTAACCAGTAATCAGGAAAATCAGGGCGCTAACGCGCCAGGCAAATCGTCAAAATTCGACCCGCTGACCGCCAAGCCGGAAAACGTCAGCGTCGAGGTTTGGGGCGATTGGTGCCAGCACCGCAAGGAAATCCACAAACCCCTCACCGCTAAGAGCTGCGAACAACAGGCCAAGGCCTTGGCGAACCATCCAGCGCCCGATTCCGTTCTGGCCCTTTCGATCAGCAACGGTTGGACGGGGATCTTCCCCGACAAAGCAGTCATCCCCGCAACACTTCCGACCAGTCGCCATTCCGGCTTTGACACTCGCGATTACAAGGCCGGCACCAAGGAGAACGCCAATGGCACCTTCCGTCTCTAACTTCGGCGCTCACATGGACCGCAAATTCGGCGTCATCGGCCGTCAGCCAGCGAGCTGCTTCGATCATGGCGAATACTCGGCGGTCATCCTCAAGGGTGGCAACCTGTCTGGGTGTCCCATCTGCGCGAGTAACAAGCGCGACATGCAAGAGCTCGAGCGCAAGCGCTGTCAGTTCCGGGTAGTTCAGCAATCAAGCGCCCGGATTCCGAAGCGTTTCGCGGAAAAGACATTCGCCGATTTCGTCGTGTCGAATCCGGCCCAGCAGATTGCCCTGGATGCGTGCACCGACTACGTCGACAACTTTTCGAAGCATCGCCGAGAAGGTCGCTGCATGTTGCTGTTGGGGAAGGTCGGCACGGGCAAGACCCACCTGGCCATTGCCTCGGCCAACCACCTGATCAACGAATGCATGGTCAAGGCGATTTACCGCACGGTGGGCACGCTCATTGGCGAGATCCGGGCGACGTTCAATGATCGCTCAGGCGAGTCCGAGGCGCACATCTTGCGTGAAGTGATCGGCGCGGACCTGCTGGTGCTCGATGAGGTCGGCGCGACCAAGCAGAGCGAGTTCGAGCTGGCCACTCTGTTCAGCATCATCAACGGTCGTTACGAGCAATGCCGTCCGACGATCCTCGTCAGCAACCTATCTCCCGCCGAATTGAACGACGCCATTGGTGCGCGCTGTGTCGACCGTATCCGTGAAAACGGCTGCATTGGCGTGGCATTCGAGTGGGAATCTCAACGAGGGAAGGAGGGCTTCTGATGAACGCCGCCAAGCAACAAAACATGCTCGCCGGGCAATCGTCGCTCGCCCGCAAAGTGTTCCGGGTCGTGCCAATTCAGGAGCGCTGGAGTGCCCACGATATTTTTAATTCGTTGGTCGCTGCCGAAGCCACGGGCGCTCAGTTCCCGGCCGTCCGTCGCGGTTTGGGCGAGTTGAAGGAGGCAGGTCTCATTCGCGAACCTGTTAACGGTCACTTCCAGCGTACCGCCATCACCATCAGGCCCCTGAGAGAGCAGAGCATGTCGAAAGAAACCACGTCGGCCGTCGTTGTCATCAAGAACCCTAAGATCAGTGCTCTGGATACATTGGCGGTCCTGTCCGGTGAGGTGATCAGCTTTTCCGAGGAAGTCGCCCAACGAATGAAAAAACTGGCGGCCCGCATCGAAGAGGTGGCTCTTTCTGTTGAAACGGAGCGCGAAGCCAACGCTGAGGCGCTCGATAAGTTCAAGCAATTGCAATCTCTACTGAAGGGCTTCTAAGTGCACAAGTACTTTGGGAACAACGTTCTGTTGCCTGATCGCCGCTTGGCTGTTCCGGACCCCGCTAACTATCGGTTTGCCGTGTTCTGCTGCTCGTTCAAGATAGACCTGGGCAGCCCCCCAGATCACGCATTGGCGCTGTTCGTGGATCAGGCAATGGCCGAGCGCTACGGCGCTTGGATGTGGCCGACCACGCTCCAGGTTGTTGACCTTGAAAATCCTACCGGTGCCCGAGCATGACGGCCTTGGTCAAAACCCTGACGGTCAAACTGTCGGATGCTGAAATCGAACGCAACGCGAAGAAGCTGCATGTCCGTGATCTGCGTGATGCCAGTCACCCGGCGTTGCACTTTCGTTTCGCGAAAAACCGCGCTCGCGGGTCCTGGTATCTGCTCAACAAACGCGCTTGGCACCGCATTGGTGGTTTTCCGGATCTGAGCACCAAGCAGGTGGTTGCCGCACTGCCGACTGTTCGCCTGCGAGTTGCTGCCGAAGAAGGCTCGACCCTGTCCAAATGGGTCACTACCGGAGAGCTGATCGGGTGGTTTGCCGAGCGGATGGCGCGTGATCGCAACCTGTCCGGTAAGCGCAAGAAGACCGGCGCTTCGATGATCAAGTGCCACCTGATGCCGCGCCTCGGCGAACTGCCATTGACCGCCCTCGACAAGGCGACCCTCGACAGCCAGCTCATGTGGCCTCTGCAGGAAAGCATTTCCATCGATTACGTGCGTTCGGTGTTCCAGCTGTTGGCCCTGGCATTCCGGCAGGCGTTCAAGCTGGGCCTGATTTCGTCCAACCCGATGGCGAGCATCAAGTTCAACGACTTCTCCAAAGCCAAGGTCGGGATCAAGCCTTCCCGGTTGCGTGGTACCCAACTCCAAGACCTGATGAGTCGATTGCTCGGCGCCATGGCGAACAACCCTGCGGACTGCCTGTTGGCTCTGATGATGCTCTGCCATGGCACCCGCATCGGCGAAACCCGGCAGGCACGCTGGTCGCACATCAGTCTAGCTGAGCGTGAGTGGTTCATTCCGGCCGAACACACCAAGACCGGAGTCGAGCATCACCTGCCGTTGACCGACCAGGTGCGCAAGGTGCTCATCAGCTATCGCGAGATCCAGCGGGCCAAAGGGTATGACGGTCAGTTCCTGTTCCCGTCCCGTAACGGAAAGGCACTCAGCGAAGGGCAGGCGAGTGCCGTGTTCGTGCGGCTGGGGCAGGGTGAGTGGACCAGTCACGATCTGCGCAAGGTAGCTCGTACCGGCTGGGCAGACCTCGGAATCGATCACTTGATTGGCGAGCTGCTGATCAACCACGCGATGGGGCACAACGTGAAGGTGTACATCCAGTCGGATGTGATGGGTCGCAAGCGCGATGCCCTGGAGCAGTGGCATGCGCTTTTAGATACGAAGGGTTTTGACCAGATTCATATGTTGACCGGCGTTAGATTCGGAGATTCCGGTAATTCGCTGGAAGCCGCACAGGACAAGGGCTGCAAGGCTATTCAAGAATCAACCATAGGCGAGGATTCAAAACATGCAGAAAGGGCAGGGGCTTGGCTTTAAGAGGCAGCGGATCGAACTAGAGCCTTGCCCGACCTGCCGGGGGAAAGCAGTAGTGCAGGGTGTTTTTTATGAGTTGGTTTGTACCGAATGTAATGGCTCAGGTTGGGTTATTCAGGGCAGCAGGTTGGTGCTTTCTTCGGACGAGTTGGTGACTCAATTGAACTTCAAATTGCAGCAGGCTCAGCGCGAAATTGAAGTACTTCAGCGAGGCCCGTCTGCATCTGGTCCGGCCGCGTACTACCAACAGAACAACCGTCGCGGTGCCGGCGGTACGAATTTCACAGGGGATTGAGAACATGATGATTCGAAAGCCGGCGGGCCGACCTTTGGGTGATACCGAATACCTACTGGAGCAGTGGGGCTGGTGGCGGATGGATGGGGCTGGCGTCCCCATCTACATCTCACCGACTTTGGCGCTAATGCGTCAGGCAATGCCGCAAGTGTCGGCGAGCAAAAGCTATTGCATTACTGATGAATGGGCCGGAGCTATTGATAGCGCAGTTGCGCGGCTCTCACACCGTGATCGACAAATGGGCGATATTATTTGGCTTTACTACGGTGCTAAATGGCCCATGGTTCGGGTTGGTAAGCACTACGGCATAAGTGAAGGGAAGGTGCGGGAATTGGCGAGAGCAGGCATTGCTTGGATCGATTGTGCTATCGATGCAATGCGGCAAGCTGCTTAATCTATTAGCCGATTGCTGCCTTTCGCGAAAGGCAGCACAATCAATAGCTGCCAGTCATTAGTGTCTACAGAATGAGGGGCGATTCACATTCCCCATATTTGTGAGAAAGCACCTGCTGACTAGGAAATCGGGCATTCAGCATGGCTAGCTCCTTGAGCTACGCTTTAAGGGCTGTGCTCACGGACGTTGAGAGCGGTCCAACGCAGAGCAGGGGAGGCAATATGTCTTGGTCGGTGAAGGTGGCGCGGGAAGCGAAGAGGAGACTGGTACTTGAAAAGTGGGTAGAGCATGTTGCTCAAGCTAAAGCTGCTGGCGAGAAACCTAATAAGCGTAAGTTTGTTATGGACTCAAAAGGCGAACCATACGAAACCAACATTACCAGCCTCAATAGTTGGATTGATAAGTACGCTATCCATTCTTCTGGCACCTCCAGGGCTGGTGCAGCAAATACCAAAGAAGCCAGTACATCTTACGTCAACTCTGTAGCTGCCCTTGAAGACGACTTCAAAACGTTTCTTACTGAGCGACGGCAGTCTGAAAATCACTACCGCTTGGACTTCTGCAGAGGACAGCAGAAATTGTTACGTGCTCTGCTGGCAGAAATTGATAGGCAGATTCTTGAGTTGGAGACCAAGCTAGCCTCGAAGCCCAAAGAGCGCCGTCAATGAGATTTACACCCGCTGGCACACCCCGTGCGGCGCGATAACTCTGACCAAGTTCTACACTTAGAGCGTCAAGCAACAATCGTTAAAAACGATTTTAGTCACACTCCATACACCGTTCTACCTCAGTGCATTGTTGCCTTCGCTGGTATCGAGGGCAATGAAGAGGTGCAACGCGTGGTTATGCTCGCTTTGCGTTTTGTAACGCTGCCGTGCTTGTGAAGCTGATCCTCCCCACAACCGATTTGCCGTCACTCTGTCCACCGTCCGTACTGGCCGATTCTGTTGAAAAAGTCGGTGCTTCCTGACTGCCCATTACTGACCGCTGAAAACGCCTTTTTTGCGCGTCGCTATGCGAAGTCTGAGCCCCGAATCCTCTGCTCAAAGTAAAGATTTCAATCTCAAGCGCGTACTTTTCTACTGTGGAAACGATGGCCGACTTTTTCAACAGAATCGGCCGGTTGCCGCCTGTCGCGCAGGACTAACATATGTTGTTTTCTGTCTATCGTGGTTAAAGCATGATCGGCAAATTCCATGCATCTGATGGTTAGATCGAATGTAATCGTATGGTCAAGTTGGGTGCAATTTCGCATACGCTGCGAAAAACCTTTTCCGCGCGGAATAGACCTGCTTTTATAGCAGCGTGTATTGCTGTGAACGCAGCGAAACGCCTTTCAAGAACCCGACCATTGAGTCGGGTTTTTTGTACCCTTTTATTAGCCCTGCCATCGAGCGGGGCTTTTTCGTTTTAGGTTCCGCCACGCCCTTCGCTCCGAGCTGGGAAGTGCAGCTGGAACCAATCTATTGAACTTCCCGAAAGGGAGAGATCCGGATGACAAATATGCCCGATAAACCAGACACATGGCTGCTCGTTCTCGCATGGCTGGGGCAACATGCACCGACGATCTACGCCGGAGCATTGTCATTCGTGGTTGGTGCGTTACGGATCATCTATGGCGGGGGGACGCGCCGACAGGCGCTGCTTGAAGCGTCGCTTTGCACGCTGATCACCATTGGCTTGATTCCGCTGCTGGAGTACTTCGGCTTACCGCAGAACTTCGCTACCGCGGCGGGTGTGTTCATCGGTTTCCTCGGTGTGAAGAAGATTGCCGCTTTGGCTGACCGGTTCGCTGACTTCAAATTTCCTAAATCGGATCCGGTGCCTTGAAGCATCGTCCCCGGCTTCTGCCTCTTGTGGTTCTAATGGACTATTCCATTACAGGCCACATCCTTGTGGTGAATCGCCTGCATGTCAGCCGATCACCGCTCAATCATCCAATCGTGAGGTTTAGAGAATGGCCTACACCCAGTACGAAACCGTTGTCGCCAACACTCCCGAGGAGCTGACGGCCAAGCTGGCACAGGCCATTGCCGATGGCTGGCAGCCTTACGGTAGCCCTGTCTCCATCACAGAAGGCTTTCAGGTGCTTCAGGCTGTGGTGAAGGGATCGAGCAATGTCGGTGGTGCTCCAGGCGACATCACCTCGGACAGTATTACAGACGCTTCCGATGTCGGTAAGGCCGTGCTAGTCAGTGTCGACGCGGCCGCTGCTCGTACCGCGATTGGCAGTGGGACTTCGGATTTCTCGGGTAGCTACAACGATCTGAGCGACAAGCCGGCCATTCCAGCCGAGGGTGATGCCGCGCTGCTGCAGGCGGGCACCGATCTTGTTGCGCATAGCTGGTCAGCCAACTCGATCCATGACGAGATTGCTCGCCAGATTGCAGCGTTACCCGCATGAGCCACAAACATGCGATCTCATAATGGGAAGTGGTGGTCTATGACGACTGCGTTTGTTTTGAACGCGTTGATCACGGGCGGATGCAGGAAGCTTATCCGCCAACCCCAACCCCAACCCCAACCCCAACCCCAACCCCAACCCCAACCCCAACCCCAACCCCAACAGCAACGTCCGCGGTGTATGCCTCAGCCATCGTGCAAGGTCTTCAACCGCCTCGGGACATCCCCCGTGTGGATTGCCGAATTTTCCCAATCCAGCGGGGACCCTGGCAACTTCCAAGGAACACGGGGCATAAGACTCGCACAAACGCGTTAGCGGCACCCCTCCAAAGTTAGTTAACTGGTTAACTCCCTTGGTTAACTGAGCTGAAAGCCTTATGGGCTGTGGCTTACAGAGCGGTTAACTTAGGAGTTAACCAGGTTAACTCGGTAAACTCTCGATTCGTCTGTAAGCCAAGCGGGCCGTGGCTTGCAAAGCGGTTAACTAAGGAGTTAACCGAGTAAAACAGTTGGTTAACTCCCCCGGCAGCTTCAAAAACACCTGAAAGCCAAGCAGGCCATGGCGTGCACAGCGGTTAACCCAGAGTTAACCGAGTAAATTAGTTGGTTAATTCTTGGTTAACTCACGGCTCCGTCGAGTTAACCGAAAGGCATGGACATGACATCACTCACCAAAGCGGAGTTCGCCACGCGCCAAGGCTGGTCGAAACCCTATGTGTCGAAGTTGGCCAAGAGCGGTCGTTTGGTTCTGATGGCGGACGGCATGGTGGATGTCGAGGCCACGGACCGGCTCCTGTTCAGCACTGCGGATCCGAGCAAAGCCAATGTGGCGGCGCGACATGAGCGCGAACGGATACAGCGCAGGCCAGAAGGCAATACCCCGGGCCCCCAGATCGAATACGAGCCTTCAGCCGTTCTTTCGCACCATGCTCCATTGGCCGGCGAGGGCATCCCGGACTTTCAGGAGTCGCGCGCCTATCGCGAGTTTTATGAGTCACGCCTGACCGAGAGCGAGTTTCACAAAAATCGCGGCGCCCACGTCGAGTTGGAGGCTGTTAAAACGGCGGCGTACACGACCGGGCGGATGTTGCGCGATCTGTTGCTGGGCATGCCGCCCCAGTTGGCGCCCGAACTGGCCGCCATGAGTGATCACTGGCAAATCGAGAAGCACCTCACTGCCGCCTTGCGCCGGGTGTTGGACGATGCCGAGCGGATGTCCTCGACGGACCTCATCCATTCTTTGACTGCAGCGAGCTAATCCATGTCAGCGGAAATGCCCGACGGTGCAGCGGTGTACCGGGAGGCTTATTTCCGCGGGCTGCGACCAGAGCCGGATGTCTGGATCGATCAGTGGGCTGACGAGTTCATGCGCATCCCGCGGGATGCCGGGGCTGCCGAGCCAGGACAGTACCGCACAGCGCGAACACCGTATGCCCGCGAGCCCATGCGCTGCCTGTCACCGGCCCACCCGTGCAAGCGCGTGGTGACCATGGTGGCCTCGCAGTTGATGAAAACTCAGATCGCCTTGAACTGGATTGGCGGCCTGATCCATATGGCACCGTCGAATATTCTCACGCTGTTACCCAGCCTGGGGCTGGCCAAACGAGTCTCGTCGCGCATCGGCAAGACCATCAAAGCCACCCCGGTGCTACGTGAACGCGTGGCGGCGAACCGTTCGCGGGATGCGCGCAACACCATGGACACCAAAGAGTTCGAAGGTGGTTCGTTGTATGTCACCACCGCGGGCTCAGCGGCGAACCTGTCGGAATTGTCGGCCCGGTACATCTACGGTGATGAGGTGGATCGCTGGGTGGTGGACGTGGGCGAGGAGGGCGATCCGATTGAGCTGGCTGAAACCCGGGGCAGTACGTTTGGCCGTAACGCCAAGTTTTACTTTTCCAGTTCGCCAACGATCAGGGGTGCCTCGCGCATTGCCGATCTGTTCGAGACCAGCGACCAGCGTTTTTATTATGTGCCCTGTCCGAATTGCGGGCACATGCAAGTCTTGGAATGGGAGCGCCTGCATTACTCGGCGGATTGTCAACAGGCGCACTACGAGTGCGCCGGGCCTGACTGTGATGTGCTGATCGAAGAACATCACAAGGGCGAAATGTTGGCCAAGGGTGAGTGGCGCGCCCATGCCCAGGGCGATGGCGAAACCGTCGGCTTCAACCTCAATGCGTTGTACTCGCCACCCGGTTGGACAGGGTGGGCGGCGCTGGCCAAGCAGTTCGAGAAGGCCAAGACAGCCATGTCCCGCGGCGATCTCGAACCGATGCAGGTGTTCTACAACACCCGTCTCGCCAAGGTTTGGGACAGCGCCCAAGAGCAAACCAAAGCGGATGTGTTGATGGCTCGGGCCCGCCTAGAAACCTATGGTCTGGGTTCGATGCCGTTCGCCGTGCTGATGCTCACGGCCTCGGTCGACGTCCAAGCCAACCGGCTGGAGTTCATGGTTGTCGGGTGGGGTGCCGGCATGGAGCGCTGGATCATCGACTATCAGGTGATCTGGGGTGACCCCTCCGACGACCGCACCTGGTCGGTGCTGGATGACAAACTCAAGGCGCGTTACCCGCATCCGTGTGGCGCAGAACTGACGATCCGGGCCGCCGGCATCGACTCCGGCGGTAACCACACCGACGAGGTGTACCAGTTCTGCCGACTACGACGCTGGCGCAACATCTTCGCGGTAAAGGGCGCGAGCAAGCCGGGTCGTCCGGTAATTGCACAGCGGCCATCAATGATGGATGTCACCTGGAAAGGCCTGACCGAGCGCAAGGGTGTCGAGCTGTGGTTCGTCGGTACCGATACCGCCAAAGACTGGATTTACAACCGCTATCCGGTGGAGGACGGTCCTGGTGCGCTGCACTTTGCCAACGACCTGCCGGACGATTTTTTCGCTCAGTGCGTCGCCGAGCGCAAGGTGACTCGCTACGTCAAAGGCTACAAAAAAATCGAGTGGGTCAAGGGCAAGGCTGAGCGCAACGAAGCCCTCGACTTGATGGTGTACAGCTTGGCGATGGCGCATTACCTGGGGCTGAACCGCTACAAGGAGCACGACTGGGAGCGGGTGAGAAATGCCCTGATTCAGGCGGCGCCTCCGGGCGAGAAAGCCGTGTCGGCCGAGCGTATCAGCAACCTCGCGACCCCCCAGCAGCAACCGGCTGATCCAGTACCACCACCGGCCAAGCCGGCAGTAGCACCGCTGCCAATTGCACGGCCCCCACAGCGTCGAAGTTCCAGCAGCGGCTACCTCAAAAAACGACGCTGAGTGAAAACGCGCAGCTGCTATCCACATTGTCTTTTTACTTTAGAGCGATCCCATGGCCTTTACCCAACAGCAACTCGATGCGGTCGAGAAGGCAATCGCGCGCGGCGAAAAGATAGTGCGCTACGCGGATCGCAACGTCGAGTACCGCGACATCGACGAACTGCTCAGGGCGCGCGACGAAATTCGTAGCTCGCTAATCGCGGCGGCCGGTCCTCGGTCGCGCATCGTACGGCTCTATCATGGAGGCAAGGGACTGTAATGGCTCGTCAGTTTCCAACCTTGGGCCGCAGCGGTTTCCTGATCCCGTCGAACATCAAGGCCAGCTATGAAGGGGCTGCCGAAGGGCGCCGCTCTGCCAGTTGGGATGCGCCCGACGCCGGCTTCAACAGCATTGCCATTCCGGCGTTACGCAACCTGCGCTCACGCTCACGGGCGGCAGTGCGCAACGACCCCTATGCCTTCAACATCATCGACAAACGGGTCAGCAACCTGATCGGTACCGGCGTCACGCCGCGGCCGAAAACCCAGGACGATGACCTTCGACATCTGTTGCAGGAGCTCTGGGCCGACTGGACTGAAGAGTCCGATGCCGATGGCCTGACCGACTTCTACGGGCAGCAAGCACTGATCGCTCGGACGGTGGAAACGGCCGGCGAATGTTTTATCCGCCTGCGCCCGCGCAACCTCGACGAAGGGTTGGTGGTGCCGCTGCAACTTCAGGTGCTGGCGCCGGAATTTGTCCCGCACGACAAATTCGAGATCGCACGTAACGGCAACATCATTCGCGCCGGCATTGAGTTCAGTCCGGACAGTCGCCGGGTCGCGTATTGGATGTACCGCTCGCATCCCGGTGATGCCTCGTCGTTGAACAGTGGCTACAACCAACTGGTGCGCGTACCGGCCAGCCAGGTGTTGCACATTTTTGAGCCGGTCGAACCGGGTCAGTTGCGCGGTCTGCCGCGTTTATCGCCGGTGCTCAAACGCTTGCGGAGCTTGGACAACTACGACGATGCGGTGTTGTTCCGCCAAGAGGTGGCCAACCTGTTCGCCGGCTTCATCAAGAAGCCTTCACCGGATGACATCCAGACCCCGGTAGACCCGGTGACCGGTGCGCCGCTGAACCTCGCCTCGGATGGTTTCACGCCCATGGTGGCGTTGGAGCCCGGGACCATGCAGGAGTTGTTGCCAGGGGAGGAGGTCGAGTTTTCCACGCCGCCGGATGCCGGCAACAACTATCCCGACTTCATGCGCCAACAATTAATGGCAGCGGCGGCCGGCGCCGGGATGCCGTACGAAATCCTCACCGGCGACATGCGCGAAGTGAACGATCGAGCGCTGCGGGTGGTGCTCACTGAGTTCCGGCGTCGTCTGGAGCAGCTGCAATTTGGTGTGTATGTGCACCAATTGTGTCGCCCGGTGCGGGCCGCGTGGATGGACATGGCAGTGCTCAGCGGCGCCGTGTTGTTGCCGGACTACGCCCAGCGCCGCCGTGAGTACCTGCGCACACGCTGGGTACCACAGGGCTGGGCTTATATCCATCCGGTTCAGGATGTTCAGTCGCGCACGATGGAAGTTAACGCGGGCTTTGCCTCGCGCAGCGAGATGGTCCTGCGCACCGGCTACGACGCCGAAACGGTGGACGAAGAAAACGCCGCCGATGCCGAGCGGGCTCGGGGTAAAGGTCTTAATTACAGCACGCTCGTCGAACTGCTTCAGGCGTTCGACGATAAGGAGCAAGCATGAGTAAGAAAACGCCGCCGCGTATTTACAACAAGGCCGGCCAGCAAGTGCCGGTGCAGGATAAAAGTTGGTACGCCGTGCACGCCAGCGGCGAAGCCACCGAGCGTGTTATTGAAGTCTTTGTGTACGGCGAGATCGGCACCTGGGGCATTACCGCCAGTCAGTTTATGCAGGATCTGCGCGCCGTGGATGATGGGGTGTCGCCGGTGATCGCGGCGTTCAACAGCATCGGTGGCGACCTGTTCGACGGGTTGGCCATGCACAACACGTTGTCACGGCTGGGCGAGCGTTGCACGGCACGCATCGATGCCTTGGCCGCGAGCGCGGCCAGTGTCGCGGTGTGCGGTGCGCACAAGGTGGTGATCGCGTCGAATGCCATGCTGATGATCCACAACCCATGGACCTATGCGGCCGGCGATGCCGACAGCTTTCGCAAGGTGGCCGATGTCCTCGACCAAACCATGGAGGCGATCATCGCGGCCTACAAGGCCAAGGCACCGGACATCGATGAGGCGGAGTTACGAGGTTTGGTGGCCGCCGAAACCTGGTTGACCGCCAGTGAGGCGGTGGCTCTGGGGCTGGCCGATGAGGTGGGCGATGGGGTACAGGTCAAAGCCTGTCTGGGGCAGGGCGGGGTAATGCAGCGTTACCAGCACACCCCAGCTGAATTGTTGGCCCAGCTCGATGAGGCGCCCGAGCCGGCTCCGGAGTTTGAGACGCCTGCACCCGCGCCCGTGGCCGACTCGGCCAAGCTCGCGTTGTTGATCACTCAGCGTTGTGCCGAGTCAGGGATCAGTAACCTTGTCGCGCCGCTGCTCAGCTCGACCCAGCTTGAAAGCGAAGCGATCGTCCAGGCGGGGCTGACTCGGGCCAAGGCGGTGCATGACCTGTGTGTCGCGGCACGATTGCCAGAACTCAGCGCCGAGTACGTGACAGCGGGACTGGACGCACCTGCGGTACGCGCGCGGCTGTTCGACAAGATCGTCAGCAGCGGCAACGGTTTCGAAATCGACAACAGCGTGCCGCTCAATGATGACCCAGCACCGAAGGTGCAGGCGAAACAACCGGATCCGCCCTCGATCTGGGCAGCCCGTCAGGCCGCCCATGCGGGGCAATCCAACAGTGCAAAAGGAGCACGAGCATGACCGTAAAGTACGAAACGCTACACGCTGGCGAGTTTCTGCTCTCCGAAGGGGCCGGGAAGATCTCTCGTGAATCCATTCTGGTGGCCGCTGGCCCCGCATTGAATGCCGGCCAGGTACTGGGGCTGGTCACCGCGACCAATGAGTTTGCGCCTTACGATCCCGCCGCCACCGACGGCTCCGAAGTGGCGGCCTGCATCCTCTACGGACCGCTGGGCGAGTCGACCGAGGAGCGTCGCGCCAGTGCCGTGGTGCGGCTGGCCGAGGTCAGCGAGGTGCATTTGACCGGTTTCGACGCTGACGCTGAAGCCGCCTTGGCGGCTCAATTTGTGATTGCCCGCTAAGTCAGCCCCCTTTTATCCCAACCCCGCCCTGTGCGGGGTTTTGCTTTTCTGGAGAGTCCCTTCATGGCCGACATTGGCATTTTTACCGACGATGTTTTTTCCGTGTCTTCGCTGACCGCAGCGATCAATGAGCAGGAATACCTGCCGGGGCGCATCAGCAGCCTGGGCCTGTTTCGCGAGGAAGGCATCAGCACCCTGACCGTGCAGATCGAAAAGGACGGCAACACCCTGGCCTTGGTGCCGGCAGGTGAGCGCGGTACCTCGGGTCTGGTCGTGGGTGCAAGCAAGCGTCAGATGATCCCATTCAATACCGTGCACCTGCCGCAGCGTTTCACCATCAAGGCCGACGAGATTCAGGGCATTCGCGCCTTTGGTACGACCACCGAGTTGCAGGCCGTGCAGGGCGTAGTGAACACGCGCCTGAGCAAGGCCAAGCGTCAGCTCGACGCCACCCATGAATTTCAACGCATGGGCGCGCTGAACGGCCTGGTGCTGGACGCGGATGGCTCGACGGTCCTGCTGAACATCTATCAGGCGTTCGGTGTGGAGCAACAAAGTTTGTCCATGGGCCTGAACGACTCGGCTACCAAGGTTCGGGTCAAGTGCGCCGAAGCGCTGGACATGCAGGACGATGAACTGGGCAGCGTCACCAGCTCGGGCGCGCGGGCCTTCTGTGGCAAGAATTTCTGGAACAAGCTGGTCACGCACAAATCGGTTGAGGAAACCTACCTCAATACGATCCAGGCAGCCGAGTTGCGTGGTGATGCGCGGGACAGCTTCGAGCTCGGTGGCATCGTCTGGGAGCGCTACCGCGGGCGCATCGCTGGCGTGTCGTTTATTCATGACGATACAGCCCTGTTGATTCCCGAAGGCGTGCCGGAGCTGTACATCTCCTGTTTTGCTCCGGCGGACTACATGGAAACGGCCAACACCCAAGGCCTGCCGTATTACAGCAAGCTGGAACCACTGCCGTTCAACAAGGGCATGGCCGGTGAAGCCCAATCCAACCCCTTGCACCTGTGCACGCGGCCACGGGCACAGATCCTGCTGACGCTCTGACCATGGCCTTTCGAGACCTGGTCGCTGAGATTGACGGCGTGGTGTTCGACACTCTGGCCGATGTTGGCTTCATTGAAGGTCGGCGCGTGCTGGGCATGTTCTCGGCGCCTTGGTTGCAACCCAAGGTCGGCCGCTTGAACACCGGTCTACGCGAGCCGTGCTTTCATATTCGCGTGGCCGATGCCGGGGGCGTAGAAAAAGCGCAGACAGTGCTCATCGACTTACCTGTCCTGGACGGTGGTGGCGAGTACACCCTGACTCACCTGGAACCGGCGGGTGATGGTCTGGTGGCCTTGTCGTTGAGGTTAAAAGCATGAGCGCCGTGCCGGTTTCTCTGCAGTTTTCTGCAGACGATATGCAGGCTTTTAAACAGCTGGCCAAGGTGATGCCCAAGGCCGCTGCTGCGGCTCAACGGCGAGCGATCAACAAAACGTTGGGTTGGCTGGCCACGCACATGGCGCGGGATGTCAGCAAACAGGAACGGATTGCCGTTCGGGCAGTGCGTCAGCGCTTACGTAGTTATCCCATCAAAGGCCAGGGCCAGTTAGGCAAACTCTGGTTCGGCACCAACCCAATGGAGGCCAGCCGGGTAGGGAGTCCCCGTCAGGGCAAGGCAGGTGTTTCGGTGGCGGGACGGCGTTACCAGGGCGCCTTTTACAAGCGTGTGTATGGCAACAAGGCGGATATCTGGATTCGTACCTCCAGCAAACATTTCAACCCGGATGATTATCCCGGCAGCAGCGCGTCCGCGGGTGGAGGCACAAGTTCGGGCTGGATCGCGGAAAACGACAACCGCTTTCCGCTGGCCAAGGCCAAGGTCTCGCTCGAAGACGTTGAAGGTCCGTTTTACACCTGGGCCAACAAGTCCGACGAGCGTCTATTGGTCGTGTTCAAACAAGAGATGAACTTTGAACTACACAAATACCTGAAGGGGAGCGCCCGTGTCTGATCCTGCCTTTTCGCTGGATGCGTTGTACGCCGCCATCGAGGACCACATCCGCCAGGCACTGCCCTCGGTGCGGTTTGTGGCGACCTGTCCGGACATTCAGGACCGGATAGCGTTGCCGGCGGTATTTCTCGAGCCGGTTGAGTTTGAGCCCGGGCCCGACATCGGCACCGGTGAAACCGTGCTGATCCAGCGCTTTGAAGCGCGGGTCATTGTCGCGCCCGAGTTGGCCCGTCATCAGCAACTCGGCGCCCAGTTGGCCGCACAACTTGCCATTCTGTTGCGGGCACAAACCTGGGGGCTGGATAACGTCGAACAGGCGCAGTTCGTCGCCTCGCGTCAGGACTGGACCAAACCCGAACTGGATGGCTACACCGTGTGGACGGTGGAATGGACCCAGCAGATCTACCTCGGCGAGGTTGAGTGGCTGTGGCCTGTGGAGCCCCCGGGCACGCTGTACCTGAATGTCGATGGCTGCACCGGTGCCGGCAATGAAGATCATTACTTTCAGCCGGAGGATCTGGCATGGGATACGCAAGCGCCGAACACGACCGGATGATTGCCGCGATGCTGATGCCCTGCGTGGTGGTCGGCGTCGATCTAAGTGCCGGCCGGGTGCGGGTCAAGGCCGGTACCTGGGTCAGTGCCTGGGTGCGCTGGCATAGCCTGGCCGCCGGCAAGGCACGTCATTGGCGTGTGCCGAGCACGGGGGAGCAGGGCGTGCTGTTCAGCCCCAGCGGTGATCCGGCCATGGGCACCTTTATCCCGGGGCTATATGGCAACGCCGGGGCGGCGCCGGACAACCGCGATCACGTCGAGGCCTGGTACTTCGACGATGGCGGATCGCTGGTCTACGACTGGAGCGCCGGCAGCTACAGCATCGCGTTACCCGACGGCAGCTGCGCGACCATCACGGTCGGTGGCTCGCAGTTTGACGTGACGCCGGAGCAAATCCGGGTGACTGCCAGCCAGATCACGCTGGTGGGTGAGGTGAGCATCGACGGTGCGTTGAGTGTGTCCGGCGACATCACCGGCGCCGGCACGATCATGGATGCCGGGGGCAACAGCAGCAACCACTCGCATTGAGTGAAACATTCACCTTCAACCCGCCGCGTGCGGGTTTTTTTATACCTGGAGTAAATCCCATGACAAGCAAAACCAAGGAAGTCCCGGCTTCCAGTGAGGCGCCCGCGCCGGCCACGCTGAGCATCTTTCGCGACACGCTATACACCTCGCGGGTGCTGATCCTGCTGGACGCCGAGCGCACCTTGAAAGTGGATAAGGGCCAGGTCGCGGTGGCCTCGGATGACACGGTGGCGATCGAGTATTTGCATGGTCGCAAGGATTTTATCCCGGTCGAGGGCTGATCCAATGATCGGGATGATCGGACTGGACCGCCGCACCGGTCAGCTGATTTCCGGCCTTGATCACCTGCGTCAGTCCATCGAGGACATTTTGTCGACGCCGCTGGGCAGCCGACGCATGCGCCCGGAGTACGGCAGCAAGCTGCGGCGCTTTGTCGACCTGCCGGTGAATGACGGCTGGAAAAGTGCCGTGCAGGCGGAAGTGGCCAGCACGCTAGGGCGTTGGGAGCCTCGCCTGAAACTGGGCCGGGTGCGCGCCGTGGCCATTCTCGACGGTCGTATCACCTTTGAGCTGACCGGGCAGTACCTGGGCAGCGACGTGACTTTGGAGGTGTCCGCATGACCATGGAACTGGCGGCACTGCCGCCGCCGCAAGTGCTGGAGGACCTCGACTTTGAAGCGGTCTACCAAGAGAAGCTGGAAGCCTTCCGTCTGAGCATGGGCGACAACTGGAGCGCGGAGCTGGAAAGCGACCCGGTGCTCAAGCTGATCGAACAGGCCGCTTATGGCGCCTTGCAGAACCGGGCGCGGGTCAACGACGCGGGCAAGGCCTTGCTGTTGGCCCATGCTGAGCGGGCCGACCTCGATCACCTGGCCGCCAACGTCAACCTGCAACGCCTGGTGATTCAGGCGGGAGATCCGAGCACGGTGCCGCCGACGCCGCAGGTGCTTGAGGAAGACGATGCCCTGCGCGAGCGGGTTCAGCTGTCGTATGAGGGCCTGACCACGGCGGGGCCGCGTAACAGCTACATCCTGCATGCGCGAAATGCCTCGGGCCTGGTGGCCGATGCCACGGCGGAAAGCCCGTCACCGGCCGTGGTGGTGGTCACCGTGCTGAGCCTGGAAGGCAGCGGCGCCGCCTCGCCGGAATTGCTGGAACAGGTCCGGCTGCACCTGAATGACGAAGACGTGCGGCCGGTGGCCGATCGGCTCACGGTGCAGAGCGCTGTGGTCATCGACTACCGCATTGAAGCGGTGCTGTACCCGCAGGCACCCGGCCCCGAAAACGAAGCCTACCTGGCCGAAAGCCAGAAACGCCTGAGCGAGTGGATCAACCCGCGCCGCCGCCTGGGACTGGAAGTGGCGCGCTCGGGGATCGATGCGCAATTGCACGTTCCCGGCATCGCCCGTGTCGAGCTGCTGGGCTGGACTGACATCAAACCGAGCAAGGCCGAGGCTGCGTATTGCACGGGCTACAGCGTGATCCTGGGGGCCTGACATGAGTACTCAGCTGCCGCTCAACAGCACGCCGCTGGAGCTGGCTGTGGAAGCGGCCAACTACGAAAACACACTGATTCCGCTGCGCAGTTTGTACAACGCCGATACCTGCCCTGAACACCTGTTGCCGTATCTGGCGTCGGCCTGGTCGGTGGACCGCTGGAACAACAACTGGACCCAGGAAGCCAAGCGCACGGCGATCCGTTCGGCGTACGACGTGCATGCGCGCAAAGGCACCATCGGGTCGTTGCGGCGGGTGGTCGAGCCCTTGGGCTACCTGATCGATGTCGTGGAATGGTTCGACACCGTGCCGGAAGGCGTGCCCGGTACGTTCGCTCTGGAGGTTGGGCTGAATGACGCCGGCATCACCGAGGAACTGTACGAGGAACTGGCGTGGTTGATCGACGACGCCCGTCCGGTCAGCCGGCACATGACCAATCTGGCGCTCAGCCTGCAGACCGAGGGGGTGTTGGGCATTGCCGTGTGCGTGCAAGAGGGCGAAGAGATCGACGTGTACCCGCCGGCCCCGAAAGACATCGACGTGACCGGCACTTTTGGCCCGGCGCTCTGCGTCGATGAAACCGATACTTTGGACGTTTATCCCTATGATTGATAAAACCAGTCAGTTTTTTGCCATTCTCACGGCGGTCGGTGAAGCCAAGCACGCCAATGCCATCGCCATGGGCCTGGACTGGATGTTCACCGAGATGGGCTTGGGTGATGCCAACGGCACCGACCCGATTCCCGATCGCCTGCAGACCCAACTGATCCACGAATGGCGTCGGGCGCCGATCAACCAGATCCGCGTCGATGCGGCCAACCCCAACACCGTGATCACCGAGCAGATCATTCCGCCGGAAGTCGGCGGTGAATGGATTCGCGAGATCGGCCTGTACGACGTCGACGGCGACCTGGTGGCGGTGGCCAACTGCGCGCCCAGCTATAAACCGTTGCTGGACCAAGGCAGTGGCAAGACCCAGGTCGTGCGGATGAACTTCATCGTCAGCAGCTCGGCGAACATCGTGCTGAAGATTGACCCGGCGGTGGTGCTGGCCACGCGTGAATACGTCGACCTGGCTATCAGTGAGGCACTGGCCAAGCTGGATCACAAACAGTCAGCGCGGGTGGCGGCCACAGTCCCCATCACCCTGAGCAATCTGCAGACCATCGATGACGTGGCCGTGGCCGCCGGTGATCGCGTGCTGGTGACCGCCCAGGCAGAGGCCCAGAACAACGGTGTCTATGTCGTCAGCGCCGAAGGCTGGACGCGGGCCGCCGATGCCGACAACAGCCTGGAAGTGACACCGGGGTTGTTTATCCACGTCGAGCAGGGCACGACCAACGGCGACAGCCTCTGGCAGTTGGTCACCGACGCGCCGATCACCCTCGGCACCACCGGCTTGCAGTTTGAAATGATCGCGGGCGGCAGTGGGGGCGGTGTGGGCACGTTTCGCAGTGTCACCGTCGATGCCCTTGGGCGTGTGATCGCTGGCACCAATCCGTCCACCCTGGCCGGCTACGGCATTACCGATGCCATGGCAGTCAGCGAAAATCTGGGCGATGTTGCGGATGTGGGCGAGGCTAGGAATAACCTTGGGCTGGGCACCGCCGCGACTGCTGTTGTGCAGGTCTATCTGCACGATGAAACGCCTGATGCGCTGATGAAGGTCGGAGCGTTCGGCTGGGGCGGGGCCGCCTATGCGGTCAGTGACGTCGACATTGGCGGCCTGAACGCAGTGACGGCCCTCTATTTCGCCACTAATTGCACGGGAGGGCCAGGTGGCGCGCCCTATGAGGGTTGGGTTCGCGTTTCGGCGATTACACCAGGTCAATACGCCTTTCAGGAGATCTATGGGAATGCCGACCACACCCTAAACCGCCGTGCCATGACTGCCGGCGTTTGGGGTGAATGGGAAAGTACCTGGGACTCAACCGATCTGGTTAAACAAACCTCTCCCCAAGATGACACACCCGGCCGTGTATTGCTCACGGGTGCTTATGGCTGGGGGCACGGGGGGATTGTTCTTCCCGAAGGCACCGATTTAGACACAATCACCAACGCAGGCATTTACCGGGTGAACCCCGGCCCGAACGTTCCAGAGGGCGGTCAATTCTCCCCCATGCTGGTTGCGGTCAGTCAAGACACCCTCTGGCAACAAATCATCGGCTATAACACCGGTACAAGTCTTACTCGTGGCGGTGTTCGGACCCCAGAGGGATTCGTATTCAGTGAGTGGGTAACGGGTTGGGACACTAGTAACTTTGACCCTGCTGCGTACCAGGCGGCACTGGGTTTCACTCCCGTGCAGCAAGGCGGTGGTGCGGGTCAGGCGTCGAACAAGGTCTACATTGGTTATCGACCCGCCTCGAGCGACGTGGGTTTACAGGTTGATGCATCCGACTTCGGGAAGATCTGGACCGAAAGCAATTTTGATCCTACTTCCATATTTGCCGTCCCTGTCGGCGTGCCGTTTCCATGGCCAACCGCTACGCCACCCGACAAATGCGTTTTGATGGGGGGGCAGCCGTTCAATGTCGAGTGGTACCCGGCATTGGCAGCCGTGTATCCCAGCGGCTTCCTGCCAGACATGCGCGCCGAGTCGATTCGTGGTCTGGATGGCGGGCGCGGAATCGACCCCGACTCTGGGCGCGCCGTGTTGAGCCTTCAACTCGACACGCTACAAAACATGACGGGTGAACTCAGGCTACAGGACGATGATTCGATGTTGCTGGTGAATACCGCGACCGGCGTATTTACGGCTACTGGTTACATGACGGGTGATATACCCGCTGCACCACGAGTCAGTACAACGGGCAACATGTCTGTAACTTTCAATCCATCGGCTGTCGCCCGTGTGAGTACGGAAACCCGTATGCGTAACGTGGCGTACAACTACATCTGCAGGATGTATTGATGACTACTTTAGTGAATGGTTTTTTTGATGAGAGCGGTTGGATCGACGTTTACACGTTCAGTGAAATCACCACCGAATACCTCGGCCAACACGAAACCTATGTCAGCTGTGGCTGCGGTCTGCCAGCGGGCGCCACGTTGGAGGAACCGCCCGAAGCCGGGGACGGGGAGGTGGTGGTCTGGAGGGATGGCACGTGGCTGGTGGTGCCCGACTACCGAGGCGTGGCTTACCGCACCACCGATGGTGCCGAGGTGACACATTCGATGCCTGGCGAGTTACCGGCCGAGCTGACGAATTTGCCGCGACCGAGTGCGGCCTATCTCTGGGATGGTCTCGTTTGGGTGCTGGATGCCGCGCGCGATCTGGCGCTACAAAGCCAGCGAGAACGATCGTGGATCGAAAATGAACTGCACTGGGCTGGCCGAGAGATCGACAAGCATCTGGATGCTGACCCGGCTGCGCTGAACACCGAACTCGCCTGGCGCACCTACCGCAATGAACTGCGGGCCTGGCCAAATTCGCCAGACTTTCCAGCCAGTGATAAACGGCCACTAAAGCCGGACGGGCAGACCCGCACCGCATCCTGACGCCCCGCATTGCCGGGGCGTTTTCTTTTCCATGCTGCACGTCACCGCATATCCCCACGGCCTCGCTTATGCGGGGCTTTTTCGTTTCTGGAGCATCACTCTATGAGTTTTTTTCACGGCGTCACCGTGACCCTGGTGGACACCGGCGCCCGGCATATCGCCACCCCGTCCGCGTCGATCATCGGCCTGTGCAACACCTTTACCGTCGCGCCGCCGGCGACCGCGGCGGCCAACGAATTGCTGCTGATCACCCGCGAAAGCGAAGCGGTCGCCGCTTGGGGGCCGGATGCGGCGATCACCCAGGACTGCAAGGCCATTTTCAAACGGTCCAAGGCGGTGATTGTCGCCGTCGGCGTGCCGCTGCTGGACGACCCGGCCGAGCAGCTGTCCGCGATCATCGGTGGCGTTTGGGCCGACGGCAGCCGTACCGGCATGCAGGCGTTGCTCAACGGTAAAAGCAAGTTCAACGCGCAGCCACGGTTGTTGGTGACTCCGGGGTACTCGGCGACGCTGGCGGTGGCCACCGAGCTGGTGGCGTTGGGCGACAAGATGCGGGCGATGGCCATCCTCGACGGGCCGAACACCACCGACGAAGCCGCGATCGCGTATGCCGAAAATTTCGGCAGCAAACACGCCTACATGGTCGACCCTGGCGTGCAGTTCTGGGATACCGGAACCAGTGCCACCGTCAACGCACCGGCTTCGGCTTGGACCGCTGGCCTGTTTGCCTGGACCGATGCCACCTACGGTTTCTGGGCCTCGCCGTCGAACAAGGAGTTTGTCGGCGTCACCGGCACCACGCGGCCGATCGAGTTTCTCGACGGCGATGCGTCCTGCCGGGCCAACGTGCTGAACAACGCGAACATCACCACGATCATTCGTGATGACGGCTACCGGCTGTGGGGCAACCGCACACTGTCCAGTGACCCGAAATGGAAATTCGTCACCCGCGTGCGCACACTGGACATCGTCATGGACGCCATCCTCTATGCGCACAAATGGGCCGTCGACCGCTCGATCACCGCGACCTACGTCAAGGACGTGACCGAAGGCCTGCAGGCGTTCATGCGCGACCTGAAAAATCAGGGCGCGATCATCAACTTCGAAGTCTATGCCGACGAAGAGCTGAACACCTCCAGCGAACTCAGCGACGGCAAGGTGTACTGGAACATTCGTTTCACCGACGTGCCGCCGGCTGAAAACCCGAACTTCCGCGTGGAGGTGACCGATCAGTGGATCACTGAAGTGCTGGACACCGCCGCCTAAGGAGGCCGCTTTATGATTCCGGAAGTGCTCTACAACACCAACCTGTTCGTGGATGGCATCAGCCTGCAAGGCGACGTGCCGAGCTTGACCCTGCCCAAGTTGACCCTCAAAACCGACGAGTACCGCGCCGGCGGCATGGACGCGCCGGTCGAGATCGACATGGGCACCGAAAAGCTGGAAGCCAGCTTCATCACCAATGGAGTGCGCCGCGAGGTGCTGAAGTTCTTCGGTCAGGCCGACCTGACCGGGTTCAACGCTTCGTTTCGGGGTGCCTTCAAAGGCCAGAAAGGTTCGGTCAAGGCGGTGGTCGCCACCCTGCGTGGCAGCCTCAAGGAAGTCGATCCGGGGGACTGGAAACCGGGTGAAAAAGGCGAGTTCAAGTACGCCGTCGCGGTGACCTATTACAAGCTGGAAATCGACGGCAGCGTGATGTTTGAACTCGATCCCCTCAACTCGATCCGCGTCGTTGACGGCGTCGACCAATTGGCCGCTGTGCGGTCTGCCCTGGGCATGTAAGGAGCAACACCATGAGCAACGCAAAAGACATCCTGCCCAAGTGGCTGCAACTGGGTGATGGTATCGCCACCGTGGCCTTGTCCCGGGCGAGCCAGGCCAATGGCATTCAGGTTGACAAACTGACCCTGCGCGAACCGACGGTGCGTGAGATGCGCGCCGCCACCCTGCAGGGCGGGAGCAACGAAGAAGAGCAGGAGATGGTCTTGTTCTGCAGCCTGGCGAGCATCGGCCGTGCGGATCTGGAGGGGCTGCTGATGCGCGATTACCGTCGTTTGCAGACCGCCTATTTTCGTCTGGGAGCAGACGACGGGGTTTAACCCCCGGTTGCAAAAGGCTTTGGCCAAACGCTTGGCCGTCGAGCTGAATTTTTCGGCGGCTGAGATTCAGGGCCTGTCGTTTTCCGAGATGGTCTGGTGGCTCACGGACTGAGCCCATCCCCCTTTGCACACAGGTACCCTGCATGGCGAACAAACTCTCGCTCGGGCTGGTGATCGGCGGCGCCGTGGATTCATCCCTCGGCGCCGCCTTCAAAAACGTCAGCGGCGAAATGAAAAAGCTCGAGGCGCAGACCACCCGCGCCAAAGGCTTGCAGAAAGTCATTGGCGAGACCATGCGTCTGCGCGATGAATGGAAAAAAGCCCACGACAGTGGCGCGGCCAATGCGGACGCCTTGCTACGCAAACTGGAAACCAACACCAACAGCTTGCGTAAGCAGGGTGTCGAAGTCGGGCGCCTACGTCAGGAGTACCTGGCGCTGGGCAAGGTGGTGCGCAGTGCCGAGTTCAAAGCCAAGGGCATGGGGCAGGTCGAATTGGGGCGGGAGAGCCTGCGCAGCGGGTTTGGCACGGCGGTGGCCGGTACCACGTTGGCCGCGGTACCGACCAAGGTCAGCGCGGATTTTCAGGCGATCATTCGCGACATCGCAATCAAGTCCGGTACCGCCAACACCCAACAGGAAATGGACACCGCCCGCGACATCGTCCAGACCTCAAAAGATACTGGCATGGCCAACACCCAGGTGGCCGACCTGGTGAACCAGTTGGTCGGCGGCGGCATGGAGTTGGCCGAGGCGCTGAAGTATGCCCCGGTGGCTGCCAAGTTTGCGGTCGGGCAGGGCGCGTCGGGTACCGACACGGCGAAGATGATTCTGGCGATGCAGAACAACGCCAAGATCACCGACCCCAAAAAAATGGAACAGGCACTGGCGTCGGTTGCCCTGCTGGGTCAGCAAGGCAGCTTCGAGGCGGCCGACATGGCCAAGTGGTTTCCGGAACTGTTGGCGCAGATGGCCAGCAGCGGCATCACCGGTCAGGACGCCGTGACCCAACTGGGTGCCATGCTGCAGGTGCAGATCAAGAGCGCCGGCAGCGCCGATGAGGCGGCGAATAACCTGAAAAACTGGATTGCGAAAATCGGTTCAGGGGAGACGGTCAAAGGTTATGCCGATGCCGGGATTGACTATCAGGGCTCGATGAACGCCGCCATCGGCAAGGGCCTGTCGACCTTTGAAGCCAGTTTTGAACTGGCTCGCCGGTATGTGGAAAAGACCAACCCGAAAAAGGCTAAACAGCTGGATCAGGGCCTGACCCAGATCAGCCAGGAGACGGACCCGGCCAAGGCGCAAGCCATGGCCGATGCCTTGGCCGCCACTTTGCGTACCGGCGATCTGTTTGCCGACATGCAGGTCAAGACGGCCCTGATGGCGTACACCCAGAACAAAAAACTCTACGCGGACCTGAAAAAAGGCGCCTCGGACCCCAACGGCGAGCGCAAGGTCATTCTCGACAAGAACCTGAGCGAGCGCCGTGAAACGTCTGCGCAACGCTGGGCTGAAACCGGTCAGGCGTTCAACGATTCGCTGCGCGCCATCGGTGATGCCCTGCGGCCGGCGACGGATGCGCTGGCCAGCGGTATCGGTGCGACGGCCCGTGGCTTGACCGCCTTGTCCGAGGAGACGCCCAAGGTAGTGCTGGGCCTGGCGGCGTTGAGTGCCGGAGCGTTGCTGGCGGGCAAGGCCTGGGCCGCGCTGAAGATCGGTCGGGGGCTGGTGAACATCGCGCGCGGTTCGGCCGGCGACCGGTCCAATATCGTGCAGCGGGTGTTCGTGACCAACTCGAATGACGGCGATGACGACGGGCTGGATTACGATTCAGGTCGAAAGAGAAAAGGCCCTGTAAGTCGGCCGTCCCGTGGCATGAAAGTGGGCGGGGCGCTGGCGGCGGTCGGTGCCGGCGTTCAGGTGTTGGACACTTACCAGAACGCGACCACCCGTGATGAAAAGGCCGAAGGCTACGGCGAGGCGGCGGGTGGGTTTGCCGGTGGATTGGCTGGCGCCGCCGCCGGTGCCGCCATCGGTTCGGTCATACCGTTGTTGGGCACCGCAGTGGGCGGAATGATCGGTGCCTGGCTCGGGGCGTGGGGCGGCGGCGACGTGGGCGCGACCATGGGCAAGGCTTTATTTGGTGGGCCGGACACGCCAATCGTACCCAAAGCACCGCTCGGCATCTTTCCCATGGCCGCCGGCCAGGGGGTTGGCGCGGTCGTGCGCTCGATGGAAAACGCCCCCACCGCGCCGGTCACGGCGGCGGCATTGATGTCGAGCACCGCGGCTAAGACACCCGAATGGCCGAAGGTCGATCAGCAATTCACCTTCGCCCCGGCCCCGGTTTTTCAGGTGCACGGCGATGTGAAAGACCCGGCGCAGTTCGTTCAGGAAATGATGCCGTACCTGCGCCGTCAGTTTGAAGACTTCGCCCGGGAGGCGCGCGCCCGGCAGTTGTTTGATGCACCCCACGTGGGTTGAGGACGTGAAATGACGGATGAAAAAACTTACCTGCAGCACCTGCAGGGCGGGCTGAAGTACATGGTCGATGCCGGTGAAGCCGGCCGCACTGACCTCGAGTCGATGACCGGTCCCATGAATGGCGCGCTCAACGAAATCAGTGGGGCGGCCGATGCGCTGGAAGGTTTGCCCTTTATCAGCGAGGACCTGAGCGACAAGACCCGGCGTCTGCAAAGTGCAATCAACTCGGCGCAGGCCAAGATCGGCAAAGTCGCCAGCTTCTACAACCAGACCCAGCGCGCGCTGTCACAGTTTGATGAGCACTTTTCCGCGCTCACCGAACAGATCGGCCGCTTTGGCGCGGCGTTCAACAAGGTCGCTGGCAAGGCCAATGCCGCGTTGGGCAACATCTTCCCCACCGAATGGTTTGCCGGCGACATGACGCCGATTCCCGACGCGGTGAAGCCGTTCCCGCACCTGCTGATCCTCTATCCGCTCAAGGCCAATGAGCGACCGTATTACTTCAACCTGGACACCGCCGCGTTTGACGAACTACGGCGGCAGACGTCGTTTCGCTGGGCCGCGCAGGAACGCCTGACGCGGCGCCCGGCACAGCAGGCGGTGGGTCTGGGTGAGGAAAAAATCACTATCAAGGGCGCGATCTACCCGAGCTTCAAAGGCGGGCTGAAGCAGCTGGATACGCTGCGCAGCATCGGCGCCAAGTTGCTGCCACTGAACCTGACTACCGGTTATGGCGAGGTGTTGGGCAACTGGTGTTTGACCAATATTGAAGAAGAGCAAAGCGCCTTGCTGCCAGGGGCGATCCCGCGCAAGCAGGGCTTTTCATTGGAGTTTGTCCGCTATGGCGATGACTTGCAGAACAGCTGACGGGGATCTGCTCGACACCCTGTGCCACCACTATTACGGCCACTTGAACCGCAGCGTCGAGGCGGTGCTGGCCGCCAATCAGGGCCTGGCCGATGAACCGCAGCCATTCCGGGCCGGCGTGCTGATCACACTGCCAGAGCTGGTGGTGGAGACTGACAGCGTGATCTCGCTATGGGACTAATCCCGTTACCCAGCCCGCCGCGTGCGGGCTTTTTCTTGTCTGAGGTACCGTCATGCAACCACTTTTCCGCATCGTCGCCGATGGCGCCGACATCACCACCTTGATCAATGATCGGCTAGTGTCGCTGCAGCTCTCCGATCGGCCCGGGATGGCCTCCGATTCGTTTGAGCTGCGCATTGATGACCGTGACGGCGCGGTGTCGCTGCCCGTCCGTGGCGCGAGCATCGAGGTCTACCTGGGGTATGCCGGCGCCGACCTGACGCGCATGGGCCGCTACACCGTGGACGAGGTGGCGGTTTCCGGCCCGCCGGACACGCTGGTGATCAGCGGCAAAGCCAGCGACATGCGTGGCAGCGGCAAGACCACGCGCAGCGGCAGTTGGGAGGACGTCAGCCTGGCGCAGATTGTGGGCGACGTTGCCGCGCGCAATGGCTGGCAGCCGTCGTGCCCGGTCGATACCCGGGTGCCACGCATGGACCAGCTCAATGAATCCGACTTCAACTTCATCACCCGGGTGGCCAAGAAGCACGACTGCACGGCCAAGGTGGCCGATGGCAAGCTGCTGGTCCTGCCGCGACAGGGCGGGCAAAGCGCCAGTGGCAAGGACTTGGGTGTGATCACCTTGCAACGCAATGACGTGACCCGCTGGCAATTTCGCTTGAGCGACCGCAGCGCCCATCAGGGCGTCAGCACCCAGTACCAGGACCCGGTCAGCGGCGAGCTGCTGATCTCGCACCTGGACAATCCCAACGTGCCCGAGGGCATGCCGCCGGTGCACACCGATCGCCATATCTACCCGGACCGCACGGCGGCCGACGAGGCGGCGAAGGCACGTCTGGCCGCGTTCAACCGATCCACCGCCTCGGTGCGCCTCGACCTGCCCGGGCGTACGGACCTGTTTGCCGAAATCATGATCAAGGCGCAGGGCTTCAAGCGTGGGCTCGATGGTGAGTATTTGGCGGAGTCGGTGGATCACACTTTTACCCCGTCCGGGTGGACGGTGTCGGTGGAGTGCAACGGCGGAAAGGAGGGCAAGGCCAAGGCGTCAGGGAAACCGCAGAAGGTCGTACTCGAAGTGCCGGATTGATTGCCCGGGCGCATGAGTCGGCCCGAGTCAGAAGTTTCAAAAATCAAAGTAAAAGGAGCGGCCAGTCTAGATGCGTCAACATCCAGCCTGGCCACCGTCCCCGCAGATTGTCCCTGCAAGTCCCGCCAAGGCTCCTGCTCTGTGCACAAAGCAGAGCGAGCCTAGCACCTGTTTATTTATACAGTAAAGGTCTTGCTATTCATGTCTTCACCTATCATCCCTTGGATGGGCGGCAAACGCCGCCTGGCCGATCGCCTTATTCCGCTGTTTCCACCTCACGAATGCTATGTTGAAGTCTTTGCCGGAGGGGCCGCGCTGTATTTCATGCGGCCCCAGGCGGCGCCCGTCGAGGTGCTCAATGACATCAACGGCGATCTGGTGACGCTCTATCGCGTGGTGCAGAACCACCTCGAAGAGTTTGTGCGCCAGTTCAAATGGGCGCTCAGCTCGCGCCAGGTGTTCGAGTGGCAGAAGATGACCCGCCCGGAAACCCTTACCGACATCCAGCGAGCCGCGCGATTCTTTTACCTGCAACACCATGCCTTTGCCGGCAAGGTCTCCGGGCAGACCTTCGGTACCGCCACCACTGGCCCGGCCATCAACCTGCTGCGCATCGAAGAAAACCTTTCGGCCGCCTGGCAACGTTTGTCGGGTACCTACGTGGAAAATTTGCCTTGGCTCGACTGTGCCGAACGCTACGACCGTGCCCACACCTTCCACTACATGGACCCGCCGTACTGGCAGACCGCCGGCTATGGGGTGGACTTTCCATTTGAAAATTACGAGCGGATGGCCGATTTCATGCGCCGCTGCAAGGGCAGGGTGATGGTCAGCATCAACGACCACCCGGACATCCGTCGAGTGTTCGAAGGCTTTCATTTTGAGACGCTGGACATCCGCTACACCACGACTAACCAGCGGCAGGGCAAGGCCGAGGTCAGTGGCGAACTGGTGATCATGAACTGGGAACCCGCTGCATTGGGAGGATTGTTTTGA